GCTGCTTATGGGCGTCTGTGGACTGCTGATTTTTCTACTGACAAGTCCAAAGTCTACTGGTCTGATCTTCTGATAGGCCATGACTGGACAGGCGGTACTTCTGGTGCTATTGACATTTCTAAAGTTAGGCCTGATGGGCATGACGAGATTGTAGCACTGGCTGCTCATAATAATCTTTTGATTATCTTTGGCAAGCACAGTATCGTTGTGTATTCCGGTGCTGACGCTCCGGCTACTATGGCGCTGGCTGACACTGTGTCCGGTGTAGGTTGTGTCGGTAGGGACACTGTGCAGTACACAGGTACGGACGTTTTGTTTTTGTCCCAGACTGGTTTGAGAAGCTTTGGTAGAACAATACAAGAAAAAACAATGCCAATCACGAGCTTGTCAGGGACAATAACAAAGGACATTATCAGGCTGATTAGTGAGTTTGGAGAAACCTTTTCTTCCGTATATCATCCTGAAGAAAACTTCTACCTACTTACTTTTGTTAGTCAAGACATTACTTTTTGTTTTGACGTTAGGGGGACTTTGGAAAACGGGTCCTACAGAGCAACACGTTGGCCTGGTACTGGTTTTGCTTGTTTTGAACGTAAAGATGACGGCACATTACTTATAGGGACTTCTGACGGAATAGGGAGCTACTCTGGTTATCAGGACAACGGCACTGCCTACAGATTTAAATACATCAGCCCTGAATTGACTTTTGGAGACACTTCTAAACTTAAGTTCATAAAAAGAATCAGACCAACCGTTGTAGGCGGTAGTGAAACAACGATTTACTTAAACTGGGCTTATGATTTTGGATCTGTACTAACTTCAGTTCCTTTGGTTTTATCCAGTCAGTCAACTGCAGAGTTCAATGTTGCCGAATTTAACATCGGTCAGTTTTCTTCTGGACAACTAACTTCCAGGACTGGTGTTAATGCTAATGGCAGTGGATCAACTTTGGTTATTGGCATGGAAGCTGACATTAATGGACAAGAGTTGTCTTTACAAGAAATCAATGTACTTGCACTTTTAGGTAGAACGTTATGATTAATTATGTTATGTGTTTATTGTTAGTTAGTGGAGGAACCTGCTAATGGCAGCAGAAGACGTAAGTGGTGGTGGAAGCATCACCCAAGCATCCAGTGGTAACTGGCTTACAAACTTTTTAGAGTCTCTTGGCGGCGAAGGCAGTAGTGCTGCTAATGTTGCAGCTGCTTTAGGTTTAGGCACAGCTGGTCTTGCTCTAGCCGAAAAAGGCTATAGCGACATTGGTGACATAGGCAGAGAAGCTTATGCTGGTTTCGCTGGTCCTGAAGGACTTGCCGAAAGACTGTCCGGTATGCTTGAGTTTCAGCCGTACACCGTGACTTCCGCTACTGGCGGTCAGTTCGGTATGACGCAGGACCCAACAACGGGTGAGATGCGGTATCAACTGCAGTTGTCTCCTGAAGAACAGGCGTTGTATGAGCAGCAGCTAGGCAGAGCTGGAATGTTCTTTGAACAAGCGGCAATGCCTGTAGCTGATCGTGAACAAGAAGTCTATAGGCGTATGCGTGCTGCAATGTCTCCTGAAGAAGAGCGTCAGAGGCTTGCTATGGAGCAGCGTTTGGCTGCACAGGGACGCCTAGGCGTTACTACGGGCATGTTTGGCGGCACACCTGAAGCACTTACGCTGGCTAAAGCACAGGAAGAAGCTAGGAACCGGGCGATGCTCAATGCAATGCAGTTTGCAGGACAAGAGCAACAACGTATGGCTAATTTAGGTACGGGGATGTTGGCCGCTGGTTATATACCACAGGCACAAGTGTTGGCCGGTATTGAACCAGGAATGACTGCTGCTGAACAACGTAGACAAGCCATTGCACAACAAGCTGGTACTTACGGACAGACTTATGCTGCTGGTTTGGAAGCACTGTTGCAGTCAGGCTTAGGACAAGCTAACTTAGCCGGAGGTTTCGGAAGTAACATCGCTTCTGCAGCACTTGGCGGCTTGTTTGGATAAGAGGAGAACATAATGGCTACATTTTCACAAGGGTTCTTGTCTAGCTTAGGTCGTCCTCAGATGGCCGAAAGCTTGTTTGGCTTAGGTCAAGCTATTGGTGGTGTTCCTGGGCAGATGAGGCAGCGCAGGCAGCAAGAAGAGTTTAACCAGCTGATGCAACAGGCTCAAGGTGCACAAGGTGCTGGTGATTTTGTCAGCATGAAGCTTCTTTCTCAGCAATTGGCAGACGCTGGTTATACTAAAGAAGCAGGACAGCTTATGCAGTCTGCTGTAGAGCTGGAGAAAAAGAACAAGCAACAACAAGCTGTTTCAGGCTTATTTGAAGGAACTCCAACAGAAGAAACTGTAATGGCTGGGGCAAAACAGTTACTAGCTACTGGTGATGTTGAAGGAGCTATGCGTCTTAGAGAAAAAGCCGTATCTTTAGGAACAACAGAAAGAGCTAGACAAGCAGGTACAGCCGCTATCCAGCAAGAACTTCAAGGATACATGATGGACCCTAAAGCTTCTCCAGAAGTAAAACGGATGGCTAATCAAATATACCGTGGTTTTGTGGTTGGTCGTATGCAGCCTGAAGCTGTAGAACAACAGATGAAAAACTTAAGAACTCTTGCTCAGCCAAGAACTAGAGGAAGCATGGCTGCTCCTCAAATTGTTGAAGTTCAACGTAAAGATCCTAAAACCGGAGAAGTACAAAATATAAAAGTAGAAAGGAGATTCAATCCAGTAACCGGAGAACGTGAAGAAGAACTACTGGGTTTTGTAATTCCTGAAGAAGCAGACGAAGTTAAAGAGTCTACTACCTTGCTTAAAATTGAAAACACTTTGACACAAGAAGTTAGAGAAATCTCCAGTAAAGCAAGAAGAGCAGAAGAACTAGCAACAGGTCTGGAAAAATATGATCCTGTTGGTGGTGTTGCAGGGTCGCTAACAGAGTACATAAAAGAGATTAGCGGAGAACAGGACGCTATTTCTGCCTTAAGAACTGAAGCTAGTCGTTTAACAACCTCAGAAGCTGTGGCTAATCTACCTAAAGGTCCTGCTTCAGACAGAGATATTGCTTTGGTTTTAAAAGGCGTTCCTCCAGCTAATGCTAAGGCTGATTATTTAGCTCAATATGCAAGAGGCGTAGCTAAAATGCAACAAGCGGAAGCAGACTACAAAAGAGAACAGTTAAACTGGCTAAGCAAAAACAGAAGCTACAAAGGTTTTAATGCTTACATGACAAAAAAGAAAGTTGAAGAGCAGTTTGCTATTGTTCCTCCAGAAGCGTTACAAGAAATGGAAGCAAACCTAAACGATCCTGTATATAGAAACTCTTTTATTAAGCGTTTTAAATTTGATTACGTTCAATACAAACAAGAACTAGAAGACGCTAAAAATATTTTAGAAGGTATTTAAAATGGCTGAAACAGATCCTTTTGCAAAATATGTAATACAAAAAGAAACTTCTGAACAACAAGTTGCTGAAGAGTTTGATCCTTTTGCAAAATACGACACTCCTGTAAAAGCTAATAAGATAGAAGAAGATATAGCAACAGGGGAATGGACTAGCCTCGACAGCTTGTCTGGTGCTTTGATTTTTCTTGAAGGAGCTACTTTAGGCTGGTCTGATGAAGTAGGTATTGGTCTTGCATCTTTAGCCATGAGTGCAGGCTCTGACGAAACTCAAGAAGAAATCTATAATCGTTTAAAGAAAGACTATGATTCAATGCAAGAAAGTTTTTCTGAAAGACACGGGGGAGTTGCCACAGGTTTGGAAATAGCAGGAGCTGTTGTCAGTCCTATTTCTAAAATAAAAGTAGCGTCAGGTTTAACTGGTTTAGTTGCTAGAGGTGCTTCTGAAGGCGCTATTTATGGCGCAGGTAAAGCAGAAGACGTTGAAGCAATGAAAACAGAAGCTTTTAAAAGTGCTCTTGCAGGCGCAGCTGGAGCTTCTGTAGTAGGAGCAGGAGGTTGGTTACTTAAAAGAAAGATTCAAGCACCTCTGGACACAGAAAAGGGTTTTGTTCCGTTGACTTTAGCAGCCGACAAAACAAAAGGATCTTCTGAAGCACTTTTGCAGACTTTCTATCGTGATATTGTTGGTCCTTCTTGGGGAGGTAAAGGGTTAGTTAGAACACAAGAAGAAGCTGTTGTTGGTCCTTTGCTTGCTGCTCAAAAACAACGTCAAAAAGCACTTGTAGAGCTAAAAGATGTTTCTTCCAATGAAGCTAAAGAAGCTACAAAACAATTAAATGTTGCGTTAGAAAATCTTAGAGACTCTACAAAAGCGCAAAAAGAAGGAATAGAAGAAGCCGCCAAAGAAACCGCTGAAATTGTGAAAGGAGATTACTCGAGGTTTTTAGGCAAAGAAGGTGCGATAATAAACAGAGCAACAAAAAGAATACAGAACAGCATTGATGTAAACTCCGATGCTTTTCGTTTATCTGCTTTTATGTCTTCTCTGCCTGCAGGTACAAAAGTAAGGCAGGCTGAAAGCATTGTAGAGGCTCAAAACCCTAATATAGCAATGCTTCGTTTAGAGAACTTATGGGCAGAAGAAGGCTTTAAGTCTATTAAAGGAAGGTCATTTACTTTAAAGCCTGATGAGTTGTTACAAAAAGTTACTGAAAGAGTTTCTCAAAACCCGCAGCTTCAGCTTTTAGCTGTTAATAAGTCAGAGGTTGCTTCTTTAGTAAACAACAGCATGGAGTTATTAGCTGCAAAGAGAAACCCCAAAACAGGTAGAATATCTGGCGAAGATTTATCTGCCGTAAGAAGTGCTTTTGGCACTGCTGCTGCTTCTAAATCAGATGTTGGAGGCCAGTCTGTTTTAATGCAAAATCTGTACAGAGAAGTTCAGCAAGCAGTCGATGAGCAAATGAAATCACAGCTTTCTGCTAAAGGTTTAAAAGCTTTTGAACAAGATTTAGAAGCATGGGCGACTCATTCTGTTTTGAAAGACAGTGTACTAAAGGCATCCACTAAAACAGGAGTAAATGGTAAGTTTTCTCCGGATGACTGGATTGCTGCTATAAAAACCAACTCTCCAAGACAAGCTAGACAAGGAAGAGGTCCATTAAGAGCAGAAGCAGAAAACTTAGCGGCATTAAACAAGAAAAACGAACAGACTATTGTGGAAGCCGCCAACAAACTCTCTGAAAAAATGGTAACCAGAAGAGAAAGAGAACTAACGAGAATAAATAATAAAGCCAAAGCAGAAAGAACTTTTCTTGCCGAACAAGTTAAAAAACAAAGGGCTTTATTAAGAAACGATCCAGAAGTGGCTAGTAAGTTAGCTGAGAATACTCAAAAGATAAAAGCATTAGATGAAGAGATAGTAACTTCCGGAGAAGAACTCGTTTCTATAGGTAAAGCCAGAACACCAGAAAACCCATCTTGGTTTCATAGCTTAGCTGCTACTGGAACTTTGGCTGGTGCAATGAGCGGCGCTGGTTTCGCAGTTGCTGGTCCGATAGGAGGTGGTTTATCTTTAGGCGCTGCTTTAAAAGCAGGACAAGTACTGTCTTCTCCAACTGTGCAAAGGACTTTAGCAGGTCAGGCTGCACCTCAAGTAGCTGCTCAGCGGTTTGTTCAGACTCCAGTAGGTCAACAAGTGAGACAAGTTTCACCGCTTTTGGGAGCAAGGTTTGGAGCTATGCTTACAACCCAGTAAAACAACAGGGGCCATAAGGCCCCTTTAGTTTTACACTTCGCACACTCCAGACACACAAGCCAGCTGCTGTGCACCTTCTGTCATGTCACTAGCCTCCACAATGTCCCAGTCGATCTGCTTCGGAAACTCCTTAGCTAGACTCTTGTAAGTCTCCAGATCCACTGGCTCATACGGTGCCTGCTGGTACGTGTGTTCTGAGTAAGGTAGAAAACTAATGCCGCTCACCTTGTCGAACTTATTGTACAGCCACTGTCCCACCTCCAGGAACTCGTTGTCCCTGTAGTAGCACGTCATGGACGGCTTGTGTTCACACCAGTAGTCCTGGTACATCTCCCATAGCTCAAGCTGTTCCATAGCACCCATGTCCGTAGCCACCACAGCGTTCTTAGGGGACTTGATTGGAAATGAGAATACCTTAGTAGTCGGGGACGTTACGTCGGCCTCCACAGGCACACCAGCGGCTTCCAGGACTGCACACAGCGGGTCTCGTGAGTCAGCCCTTACTCGTCTAATGTATTGCTCAGAGTATCTAGGATGTATGCCTGATGCGCTATCAACCAACTGAGAAACAGTACCGGAAGGCTTAACAGCAGTAATGGCAGTGCTAATATTGATGCCAAGATTCTCAGCCCATTTGCGGTTAGTCTTAATAGCTTCTTTCTTAAGCTCTTCCAGCCAGTACTTAAGTTCATTGCGGTCTTTTCTCCCAGACATCACTGGATGATCCATGATACCAGTCAAGGACACTCCAAGTAATGCCTCTTCTCTTGTGTTGTCACTCCAGATCTTACGCAGATACCTGAAGTTGGTTAGGGTTGCTTGTAGAGTTCCAAGGATAGTCGCAATTCGTACTTTCCTTCGGAGACTGTCGAGACTATCTTCTGCCCTGATAACAACTTCTGACAGGTTGCAGAATTGGTAGGGCCGGAGGATAATCTCTGAACATGGATTAGTTCCAAAGTCAAAGGTAGCATCTCTTCTGCCGTTTTTCTCAGCTTGTCGTTGACTTGCGACGCGACTGAAAACACCCCTTTCGCCTGACCTCGACTCATACAAACTCTTCCACTCGTTCAAAAATGCTTCAAAATCTGGCTTCTCTGTGTAACAAGCAGAGTTGTTAGCTAAGCCACGCTGAGGATTATCTATCCACCACTGTCCTGACTTGGCTCTTCTTATTCTGTCGTCAGTGAGGTTACTGAGACTGATAAGAGCACTTCTCCTGACTCCTCCGACGACGACGATTTGTGCAATCTTGCAGCAGATATCATGACATTCGATGGAAGTAAGCTTTCGTCCAGCAGCGGTGCGAAAGACTTCAACGGTGAAGTTAAACAGGTCTTCAAGAGGTTCTGGACCAGACGCTCTACCCCCGAAAGTCCTGAGTGGCGCACCTGCAGGTCTAACTCCAGATACGTCCCACTTTGGAACTTGACCAGTAAAGAGCATTGCGATAAGTTCTCTGTATGCTTTGGCCCACCCAATCTTGCTGTCAGCGACGTGTATAACGGTATCTGTATCATGGAACTCCTCTGCGACTTCTGGTAGTTTCGTGATGTACTGGCGTTCCACACTGAAGCCGACACCAGTGCCACACATAAGCACGTACATCATCTCGTCAAAAGCTTTAGGGTGGTCAATGGGTAAGTAGGAGCAGTTGAAGCCAGCTACGTTGTCACGCTCCAGTGCTTCACCAGCAGTCATAAGCGCCCTCATGCTGGGCATAACTTCAAGATTGTAGATAGCAGGTTGTAACTCTTTTGCTTCCTTCTCTGTCAGCTTCTCCTGCTTGACCCAGAAGTCCAGGTAGCGGTCAACTGTTTCAGCCCATGTCTCCCTGCGTTGCTCCTCCGGTAGATACCTTGCGTAGCGTGACTTGTGTACATATTGCTGGTAAAGATCCATACTAATACGCTCCTCTATGTTGTGTAGCAAGCTTAGTTTGTCGGGCGTTATTCAATTGTCTGTATACTGTCATTGGTGAAACTCCTAACTGTTTTGCTATCTTTCTATAAGACGTGTCGTCTTCTCTTAGTTGCTTGATAACAGCGAGGTCTAACTTGATCTGTCGAGCATCGTAGTCTGGGTTGTGTAGCTGGTTAAGCTTAGGTGCTGTCTCTTTAATAAGAAGTTCCTCTAGCTCAAGAGCTTCTCCTTTAGACAGACCTCTTTCAACTACTGTTACCCAGTCACAAGGAAGCCTACCTTTTCCCATCTGCTCTTCTTTCCAGTTGTGACGTTCCTTAGTATCTCCTTGCATATGTCCGCAATGCCAAGCACGCCCCTTCTGTCCCATGCCTACGTATACAACGTCGTCATCTTCTTTGTAAACATAAACATAATATGCGTCCATTAGATTTCGTAGTCTCCTCTTGTAATCAATGCTAACTTAATTTGGTCCAGTAAAAAGTAAAGATCCTGTGTGTCTATGTTGGTGGAGATGACTACGTAGTCCTCTGACTTTACGATGCAGAAAGCGTCTTCGTATTTCTCTAGATCCTCCACTGAAGTAACAGCTGCAAATACTGCTGGTACTGGTATTTTCTCATCTTTGCCTCCGAAGTGCCCCTCTATGACTTTCATTGGATTAGTTCCTGTATCAACCTGTCTACGTACCAGCGACACTTCCGAAGGTCCTCTACAGGTTTCTTCTTGTAGTGGTAGCGCCATAAGTACTTCAGTGAATTACCCTTGAGATACCCTCTGAACTCTTCTGGTGACATGGACGCTTTGATTGCGTCAATAGCCTCTATGTCTCCCTTGTTGTAATGCTCAGGTTTGGCTACAGCATCCCATTCTTCCTCAGAGGCTGCGTCAATACTCATCTTCGTCCTCCTCTTCAACCTGTAGTTCCTCCTCGAATGTGTCCAGTCTGTTGATTAACTTGTCTTCAAAGCGGTCCAGCAGTTCTTCCGCTGATATCTCCAGTGCTTCCAGAAGATCATCAGGGTCGTACATCCGTAGAATCCTTTCCTTGATTTCATCCATTGTTAGAGACATCGTTAATCAACTCCTGAAGTGTATCTATAGTATACCACATAATTCCTTCTTTGTCACACCATTCTGCCATTGTCATCTTGGCTCCTCTTCTGATCTTCTTGTTGGGGTGCATGAGGACAAACACAAGTTGCTGTCCTTTAGGCAAACTGTCCCTGACGCTAGTGTACTTCTTAGTGTCTCCATCTCTAAAGAAGCCTTTGCACTCGACAACTGTGCCTGTTGCAGCATGAACAAAGTCAGGACGATAATTACGATTGATAACATAAGGAATTGTAATTGGTTCATATTCAAAGCCTCTGAGAACTTTAGCTACGGTCTCTTCAAACTTACTACGGAAGATTGATTTCTGGGACTTTCGGCTCATTGACTACCTCTACTAAAAAACGTGGACCTGTAGAATACGCGAAGCCTCTTACGGAAGGCCAGCATTGCTTTTTGTACGAACAGTAGGAGCATCCGACGGCGAGTTTCTGGTTGCCACTCTTTCCATCTGCGATAGATTCGTAGCAGACTTCTGGCGGTGTCGGTAGCTCCACTAGCTTTTTTACGTGCTTGATCCTGTCGGCAATGTCGAAGGATATCAAGTCGTACACTGGTGCCTGTGTGTCCTCTGAGTCATACATCAGGTACGTCAAGTGCCCATTCTGCTTGTCCATAGCCAGCCAGCCGAACTTAGTTTCACCTTCTGAGTGCGCGTAGCCTTTGATCTGCGCTACGTACCCAAAAGGATCATCATAAGCCAGTGACCCATCTTTGAACTTACGAAAGCCATAGGTAGACACGGACTTAACATCGGTCACAACACCGTCAATCTTGCAGTCCATGTGCCCTTTGATGCCTTCGACTTCACACTGCTTCTGCTCGTCAGTCACCTCATGTCCAGCTGCGCGTGTAAGAAACAGTAGCAGTTCTTCAATGAGATGCCCATAGAGGAACTTGACGTAGGTGTGTCCAGGAATGACTTCACTGGCTTCCACACCGTTGAACAAGTTCCACAAGTAGCGGTCCTCGCGCCCAATGTTGGACATACGGAGTGTTCTGTTGTCGCGCTTCTTTTGTTCACCGAACTCCTGACGCATCAGGTTCTTGACGTTTTCGCCAAACTGCTCAATAGCAGCGTCGATGTCCACTCCTTCTTCTACTTCTTTGGTTGACACCAGTTTGTAGATGTCGTCCACTAGGGTGTATACGTTTTTCATTTGTACTCTTCCGCTATACCGGAGATGACCTCTTTGGCCTGTTCCGGTGTGCATTTGAACCACTCGCCTTTACGCTCGTAGGTTTTCTCTAGTTCAGCATGTGCTGTTGCTTCTGCTTGTCTTCTGTCACTAACAGCCCAGAAGCTGTGCAAGAAGTAGTCTCTGAATGGTGAAGAAGTCTGGTAGCCATTCAAGCGGTCCTCTGAATCAATAGCCATCCCGACTTTAACCCATCCTTCAAAGTTTGGGTTAGTAATGATGTACACTTGTCCTTCCACACTGGTTTCGTACTTAGCCAAACTACTGAACGCTGCGTCTTCAAACGTCTTGTAGCGTCCAGGTTTGTGTAACGGGTGTGCTTTAGAGATGTATCTACCATTCACCCACATGCGCCTGTTATTCCTGTCTTTGTTTGCATCTGGATTATCTTTGTAGTATTTTCCATCTACTTTAGTATAAATCATACTGTCTCCTTAGTGAGTCTCTGCCCACGTTGTTCCGACTTTGTACTCTCCGTCGAGTGGGCACCGGAGGTTAAACTCCAGACCCGCCGCCTTGAGACACTCGACTGCCAACCAGCCGTACTTCTCAGCTTGTGCCTCAGCGACTTCTGCTTGAACTTCGTCATGTATGTTTCCTATGAACTTGTAGTCAATCTTCCACTGCTTCGCATAGTCGTCCAGGATGACCAGTGCTTTCTTCATTACGATAGCACCAGCAGCCTGTAGGAGCGTATTCAGTGCCGCGTGTTCTGACCTAACTCTAAGAAGTCGTCCGTCCAGTCCAGTGAGATAGCCTCGTGCAGCCGCTCTGCCAACTCGTTCTCGTAGACTTTCAAGAGCAGGTGTATTTCGGAGAAATCTTTGTTTAAGCTGTGCGCCATCATGTGAGCTTCCTCCAACGATAGTTCCGATTTTGGCATCTCCTGCTCCGTAAAGGAAAGCATAGATGAAAGTTTTTGCTTGAGGTCTAGTTTCAAGACCCGCAGCCATTTGGTTTCTTGTGTGTATGTCTTCTGTGAGGAGGACATTTGTAAACTCCTTGTCGTCCATGTAGTGTGCCAGCATCCGTAACTCAAGACCACTGGCGTCAAACCCCACGAGCTTCTTGCCACTTGGTACTGTCCAGCATGATCTACACTCGTGTCCGTATGGGCTGTAGCTTGCTGGTACTTGTGCCATGTTGGGTGACTGGTGGGTCATACGTCCAGTGACTGCTCCGTTGCTGATGACTCTGCCATGGACTCTACCGTCGTCCTTCACATGCTCTAGCCATGAGTTCACCTGTGCGTATCTCTTTTGTAGCATCAAGTACTCACTCACTGCTTTTGCTTCCGGAAGATCAATGGTGTCCAGGACAGCTTCGTCTACTATCGGATTGCCTTTGTCCGTAACCTTCGAGAAGACCACACCAAGCTCAGATAACCTCTTCGCAATCTGTTGTCTAGACCCGACGTTAAAGACTTCCACTTTGTCCTTGAGACGTTTACCAGTCTTCTCAGACCACCGCTGATGGACAATCGGTGGAAACTTCTTCTGTAACTCCTCTTCGATTTCATTCATTTTCTCCTTGAATGTTGCACATAGTTCTCTAGCTAACTCTTGGTCCAGGACCCAGCCATTGCGTTCCTGCTGCTGTACAATGCACTGGACTTTGTGTTCCAGCTTGATTGACTCAGCGGAGAACTCACGCATCTCCTGCTTCAACTTCTTGTGTACTGCTTCTGTGACCTTCACGTCCTGGATGCAGTAGTTGACCATCTCTTGACTAAATTGTGACCAGTCATCATGGTCACCTTTTGGGAAGCCTAGTTCATTACCCCAGTTCCTCAAAGAGTGCCCACCGGACTTACTTGGGTCATACAAACGGGACAACACCAGTGTATCTATGATCCTGTCAGACGCCACAGAAACGCCCCAGAGACGTTCTAGGACTGGCATATCGTAGCCTATTAGGTTATGCCCAACGACGCTCACAGGGCTTCTCAGGGCCTCTGAGAGGGTGTCTGGGGTCGTATGTACCGTTGTAACACCATTTTCCATGGTAACTACGCACCAAATGGTGTCCGGAGTCAAACCATTGGCTTCCAGGTCCAGGTAAATCAAAAGTCATCTCCGATATGTGGGTTGGGTACTTCTGAGAGTCTGCCTGTTGTGCGGTCATAAGCAAGCCAACAAGCAGGACCAGTTTCACCAGTGTAACGATTCTTGAGGACCCTAACAGTCGTTGTGTTCCTAATCTCTTCGTTCTCATGCTGCTGGTCTCTTTCCATGCCTATCACTATGTCGGACAACTGTGCTATCGCCTGTGACCCTCTGAGTTCACCCAGGCTGATCTGGGCACCGTCCTCGTGTGCTTTACCCTGTGACCTACGCAGGTGTGACACGAGGAACAAACCGACTCCAGTTTCTGCCACGAGTGTCCTGAGCTTCGTCATGATTTCGTCAATGGCCTTGCGTTCGTCACCAGACTCCTGAGAAGACACGACGATACTCAGGTGGTCCAGGATGATGTACTTGCAGTCCAGTGCTTTAGCCATGTACCGCACTCGTGCCAACAGATTGTCAGCCGAAGTCGAACCCCAATGGTCAAACAAGTAGTACCTACCAGTGCCCAGTGTGTCTTCCCAGAATGGACGCAAGTGTTCAACT